AAATCTGATTTAGACTATACATTGGATGTAAATCGAGTTTTCGATAATTTATACAACGAGGATTAGCAATGGCCCTGTCAGGCAGCACAGACTTTGAACCAAACGTAGCTGAGTTCGTAGAGGAAGCATTTGAAAGATGCGGCCTAGAACTTAGAACTGGCTATGATTTAAAAACTGCAAGACGGTCTATTAATCTTATGCTTGCTGAGTGGGCCAACCGCGGTCTTAATCAGTGGACCATAGAACAAGTAACGCAAACAGTTACTGAAGGTCAAAATGACTACACTTTAAATTCTAACGTTATTGATATATTAGATTGTTCAATAAGAAGAAACACTGATGGAACAAATTTAGATCTTCAAATGTCTAGAGTTAGCAGAAGTGAATATTTAAACATTCCAACCAAATCAACCAAGTCTAGACCTTCTCAATTTTTTCTAGACAAGTTAATTACCCCTGTTTTAAAAATATGGCCAGCACCAGAAAACTCTACTGACGTATTAGTTTTTAACAAACTAGTAAGAATGGATGATGCTGACGCCGGGACTAATACCATGGACATGCCTTTTAGGTTTTACCCTTGTTTTGCAGCTGGACTTGCATATTACATTGCAATTAAGAAAGCTCCTGACAGAGTTGGCATGTTAAAACAAATGTACGAAGAAGAGTTTGAAAGAGCTCTATCACAGGATGAAGATCGAGCATCATTTAGAATAGCTCCTTACAGCAAAGGCTACTAACCATGGCATATGCTTCAGGTAAGTATGCAATAGCACAATGTGATAGATGTGCATTTGAGTATCCTCTCAATCAATTAAAAAAAGAATGGAATGGTCTCAAGACTTGTCCAGAGTGCTGGGAACCTAAACATCCTCAGCTAGAGCCGCTTCCTCATGTAATGGATCCAGAGGCTTTATATGAGCCTAGACCAAACACTGATAAAGAAGTGGGTGAAGGATATGTAGTTGTTATCTATACAAATATTTATGAACAACATTACATGAGCTCAGATATTGTAGGATCAAACTTTTTGGTTCCACAATCAACAGGAGACATTGGAACTATAACTGTCAGCACAGATGGATCAGTATCGCCAAGCCCAAGTCCTACTCCGAGCCCAACCCCATCTCCATCTACAACAACTTATACTGTTACAGTAGCAGATTACTTGGGATCAAATTATTTTTATATAGATGGAGCTAGAACTCCTACTTTATCTTTAACAGAAGGACAAATATATAAATTTGATCAATCTGACAGCACAAACAGCAACCACCCATTAAGAATTTCTACAACCTCAAATGGAACTCATGCTGGTGGATCTGAGTATACAACAGGCGTTACAACAAGCGGAACTCCCGGAAGTTCAGGAGCATATACTCAGATAGAAGTTGCATCAGGAGCACCTACGCTTTATTATTACTGTAGCAATCACTCAGGCATGGGTGGCCAATTAAATACTTAATATGAGCAGTCCTTTAACATTATCAGAATTAAAAACGTTAATTCAAAACTATGTGCAAAATAGTGAAACTACTTTTGTTAATACTCTTGATGACATAATTAAAAATACAGAAGAAAGAATATTTGAATTAGTTCAGTTTGATTATTTTAGAAGAAACGTACAAGGATCCATGAGCGCTGGATCTAGATTTTTAACAGCTCCAGATGATTTTGAATTATCTTTTTCTTTATCTGTTATTGATGCCAATGGAGACTATCATTATCTAGATAAAAAACATCCCAGTTTTATGCAAGAATACGCACCAGATCCAACAGACTCAGGAGCAAGAGGCCTTCCTTTGTATTATGGTGACTTTGATAAAAACTTAAATACTGGAACAGAAGAAACAAGTTTAATTATTGCTCCAGTTCCAGACCAAAATTATACAACTGAACTTCATTATTTATATAAACCCAATTCTTTGGTTACAGACACAACTGGAACTTGGATGTCTGATCATGCTAGAAATGGATTGTTGTATGGCTGCTTAGTAGAAGCCTATATATTTATGAAAGGCGATGCTGATATGATGGGTTTATACGAAAACAGATTTCAACAAGAAATGGCTAGGCTGAAAAACAAAGCTGAAGCACGAGGAAGGAGAGACGAATACAGATACGATTCGCTTAGAACAACGGTTACATAAAGGAGAGAGAGAAAATGAAACCAATCAAGAAGCTTGAAGGTAAAACTGTGGCTATTGTCGGCATGGGCAGTAGTTGGTTCGATTATAATTTAGCAAAATCACACGGTGCACACTTTGATGAAGTGTGGGCTATCAATTCAGTAGCATCAGTTATATTTCATGACAGAGTATTTATGATGGATCCAGCGTCTAGATTCTTAGATACTGATGATGCCGGGGGACAAACTGATAGTATGTCTAAACTTCTTACAGAACACGAAGGCCCGGTTTATACATGTGAGTTAGATGATCGTTGTCCTGGCCTGGTTGAATATCCTATTCAAGAAGTATTAAGTGCATGTGGTTGTAATTATTTAAACAACACAGTTTCTTATGCAGTAGCATTTGCTGTTTGGAATAAAGTTGCAAAAATAAAATTATTTGGAATTGATTTTAGTTATAAAGGTAATTTACATTTTGCTGAATCAGGCAGAGCATCTGTAGAGTTTTGGTTAAGCAAAGCTATGAACCAAGGCATTCAAGTTGAGGTTGCGCATACAAGTTATTTGCTTGACACAGCAGTTCCCGCAGATGAAAAGCTTTATGGTTATCATAGGCTAGATGATCCTTTGGTTGTTATTACAGATGAGAATGGAATATTGATTGCTAAAAAAAGAAGTCAAGTTGTTCAATACAAACAAGAACAAGAGCCTGTTTTGATGGACAGGAATGACAGCCACCTTAAAAAAAATAAAGTAGGAGAGCCTAACAAATGGTAATGAGTTATAAAGCTGGTCCAGAGCTAGGAGTAATAGAGGTTCATACAACAGATGAAGGAGGACACTCTACTGAGTTTTGGGCAAAGCGTTGTATAGAAAAAATGATTCATGTTAGTGATGATGCGCCTGAAGAAATAAAAAAACAGGTTCAGACCTACAAAGACAATATAGAAAAACTTATTGAACTATATATGCAAAATGCTATAAAATCTGATAGGATTACAATTAATAATCAATTAGATAAAGCAGGCTTAAAAGAGGCTGCCGATTTAATTAGGAAACTATAATATTATGGCAATTACATCAACACTTACAACCAGCTTTAAAAAAGAGCTTCTTCTTGGCAATCATAATTTTGCTACCAATGGAGATGCGTTTAAATTAGCTTTGTATACTTCATCAGCTACTTTAGGAGCTACCACAACTTCTTTTACCACTACAGGTCAAGCATCTGGTACTAACTATTCTTCAGGTGGAGGAACTTTAACTAAAGTTGCACCTACAAGTTCTGGTACTACAGCTTTTACTGATTTTGGTGATTTGACTTTTAGTACCGCTACTATTACTGCTAGAGGGTGTATGATTTATAACAGCTCTGACAGTAATAAATCAGTAGCAACAATTGACTTTGGTGGCGATAAAACATCTACCGCTGGAGACTTCACTATTGTATTCCCAGCAGCAGCAGCTTCTACAGCGATTATAAGAATCGCCTAGCCTTAAATGGCTATCATTAACGGTTGGGGTCGAGGCACCTGGGGTCAATTAACCTGGGGCGAACCCATCCCCGTTACCCTTTCAGCGCCTTCAGCGGCAACATCTGCTTTAGGCACTGTATCAGTTGTAGCTAAAGCAAAAGTATTACCTAGCGGTCTATCAGCAACAGCTACTAATGGCGGTCTTGCAGTAGAAGCGGGCGGTCAAATCGGAGTTAATGGATTTGCTGGCATATCAGCGGTTGGAACCCCGACAACTGTATCTACTAACAATATTAGCGTAAGTGGGCTAGCGGCCACATCTGCTCTAGGTGCGCCTGGAGTAAACGGTCAAGCTGTAGCATCAGTTGCAGGACTAACATCAACTCTTGGCTCAGTATCAGTAGATGTAGATGGTGAGGCTAATGTTGCAGTTACAGGCGTAGCAGGAACAAGTGCTATAGGAACAGCTAGCACCATTACAGATAATAGATTTAATGTTAATGATCTTGTTGCTCAAATGAATGGATCTGATCCGTTTGTTAATCCAACGGTAGCAGCCAAAGCAAATATTTCTATTACAGGCGTATCAGCTACAGGAGAACTAGGCCATATATTTAAATGGCAAGATATTGACGAATCCCAGACGCCTAATTGGACAGACGTAGCTGCATAATTTAATATACAATAAGCAATTTAAAATGGCATAATAAATGCTCAGAGGTAAGAAATGGCAACTTATGTAAATAATTTAAGACTCAAAGAAATCGCTACAGGTGACGAAAGCGGAACTTGGGGTACTTCTACAAATACCAACTTAGAATTAATTGGTGAAGCTCTCGGTATAGGTACTGAAGCTATTACCACCAACGCAGATACTCATACAACTACAGTCGCAGATGGATCAGCAGATGCTGGTCGAGCCATGTATCTTAAATATACAGGCACGTTAGATTCAGCTTGTACGATTACGATTGGTCCAAATACTATGAAGCGAGTTCAAATAATTGAAAACGCTACGAGTGGATCTCAAAATATTATTATTTCACAAGGCTCAGGAGCTAACGTAACTATTGCTGCTGGCAAGGTGGCTATAGTTCAATTAGACGGAGCAGGTGCGGGAGCAGCAGTTTTAGATGTGCTTACCGATTTACAACTTTCCGACAGTTTAACTTTAAATGGCCCAACGCTAACGATAGGTGATGCAACAGCCGAAGATACTAAAATAGTATTTGACGGTAATGCTCAAGACTACTATGTAGGACTTGATGATAGTGCTGATGATTTGGTTATAGGTCTTGGTTCAGCAGTAGGTACAACTCCTGGTATTTCAATAGATGAAAACCAGTTTGTTACTATGCCTAAAAAAGTTACAGCTTCTACTTCAGCTAATATTAGCCAAGTAGCTATTACCTCAAGCTCTAATGCAGTAGCTTGGGACGCAAGAGCTGCCGCAAACGCATATCATGTTACAACTGAGAACACCACGTTTTCGGCCCCCAGTAATGCTGTAGAAGGTGCAATTATTTCTGTAGAAATAGCACAAGGCGGTACAGCCAGAACAATCGCTTGGAATACTGTCTTTGAATTTGCTGCCAGCACAGCTCCCACGATTACAGCTACAGCCAACAAAACAGACATTCTATCATTTAGATACAACGGATCAGTTTGGCAAGAAATCGGTAGAGTTCAAAATCTAGCACAAACCTAATATGGAAACGCTACAGCGTACAGCAAATAGAGGAAGCCTATCTACTGGGTATGAGATTGATAACTCTTGTAAGTTTGAAGCGTCTAATGATGAAGCCATAGTTACTACTAACCAAGCTTCAGGTAACCAAAGAACTATGACATTTAGTGCTTGGATTAAAAGAACCAATGCTATCACTTCTGTAGCAGAGTATATTTTTGGTGCAGGCGAAACAGTCATGAGATTCAATACCTCTGAAGCGTTACAACTTTACACAACAAGCTCAACATATTTAGAAACAACTCAAGTTTTTAGAGACACAGCAGCTTGGTATCATTTAGTATGGATTATGGACACAACAGACTCCACAGAAGCAGATAGAAATAGAATTTATGTAAATGGCAGTAGGGTTACATCTTTCAGTAACGCATCCTATCCAACACAAAATACTGATTTAAACTTAGGTGGTCAAGGAACAAGTTCAAACTGGCTACAACTTGGAAGATGGTATGCTGGTGGTAGAGAATTTAATGGCTATATGGCAGAAGTTCATTATCTAAACGGAACAGTTGCAGAACCATCAAATTTTGGTGAAACTGATTCTGATAGTGGTATTTGGATTCCTAAAGAATATACAGGTGGCAATTATGGAACTCAAGGGTTTTACTATAAGTTTGACGATTCTTCAAACATGGGAAAAGACTCAAGTGGTGAGGGGCATGATGCCAATAGTTTAGCTAACATCACAGCAGCCGACCAATCAACTGACACACCTACTAATAATTTTACTACTTGGAACACAATAAGAAGATACAATCAAGGCACTACACTTATTAAAGATGGCGGAACTGTAGTAGAGAATAATTTTTCAGGCGGTTTCAGTTCTGTAAATAATAATATAAGGTTAGGAAAGGGTAAGTGGTACGCCGAATTTGAAGTTTTAGAAAGTGGTAATTATTTGATGAATGGAAATGTAGATGCTGATTATATTGATGAAAGCCTTAATGGTGATTTTTACTTAGGTTCATTATCTAATAAAAAAGCGGGAGCAGGATACTACTCATCAGGAACTACTGGCAATGATGCTATTTACTACGAAGGAACTTATACAAGTTCAGGTGTTACAACTTCAGCAGGAGATGTGATAAGCGTTGCTATGGATTGTGATAACAATAAAGTTCATTTTGCTGTAAATGGAAGTTGGACAAATAGTAGCGACCCTGCCAA